AAAACATACGCACAGTGGTTAAGGCTAAACTTGACCCAGACATCATTTAACGGAGACGACACATGGTTACTAAAGAACAATTAGCTAGCATATTTCATGATGCAGACAAATCAGACCTTAATGAAATATGCGAACCACTTAATGCAGCAATGAAAGAATTTGGTATAGATACACCATTACGACAGGCAATGTTTCTTGCACAGTGTGGTCACGAAAGCGGCAACTTTTCAACTGTAGAAGAAAATTTGAATTATCGTGCAGAAACCCTGTTGAAAATATTTCCAAAATATTACAAGACACTTGCAGAAGCAATGGCGCATGCTAAAAAACCAGAATTGATTGCCAATCATGTTTATAGCAGCAGAATGGGCAATGGCAACGAAGCATCAGGTGATGGATACAGATACCGCGGTCGCGGGCTTATACAGCTAACTGGTAATGACAACTACACTGCATGTGGTAAAGCACTGAATGTAGACCTGCATAAAACTCCAGACTACTTGGAAACAGCAGAAGGTGCTAGCAGGTCAGCAGCATGGTTTTGGAGTCACAACGGACTTAACAAGTTTGCAGATGCTGGAGATATTGTAGGCTGCACAAAACGTGTCAATGGCGGTACCAACGGATTAGAAGACCGCACTATACACTATAATGCTGCTAGAAAAGTATTAGGTTGATTTTTTCTTAACAAGTTCTGCGATATCCATGACTCGCTCTTGTTCTATAATTTCAATTATCTTGTTGGTAATATTGATATCATGCCGGACTATGTCAAGCTTTAACATTAGCTTTTCCAGTTCGGCATTATAAAATGCCAACTCTTCTTGTTTCCTACGACGCATGTCATAGATGTCGTCTAACAGTATGAGTTTAGCAGTCAGTGCAATTCTCCACATGTATAAGCATATTTATTACCATAAATATCAGTCAGAGGATTAGGCATGGAATATTGGTACACAGAACAGTTACGTAATTACAGATTGCAGTTCATACGAGCATTCAGCAATTTCTATTACAAAACTGGTAAAAATGCAGACGGCACTGATGCATTGGTACGAGTTCCGTGCAGGTACGGCGATCCCACAAGAATTGCAGAAATGGTAGTACGTGGTAACAGTGAAAACAAACTGTTAACTGTTCCATTTTTAACATGTCACATTAGCGGTATGAATATGAGTGCTAATCGTAGACAAGCGCCACAATTTACAGAACGTATACAGGTAGATGAGCGCAGTTACGACGATAACAATCAGCAGTATGATAATACACCTGGTAACCGCTATACCATAGAACGATATATGCCAGTACCATATGTTATGTCAATGGCAGTTGATTTGTGGTCAAATAACGAAAGTGTCAAGGAGCAAATCATAGAGCAAATAATGGTGCTTTATAATCCTGCAATTGAAATACAAACAAGCAACAATCCGTTGGACTGGACTGTGCTTAGCTATATAGAGCTGCAAGACAACATCGCATGGAGTAGTCGCAGTATACCCATTGGCACAGAAAATCCAATAGATGTATTGACTATGACATTTAACTTTCCCATTTGGATTAACCCGCCTGCCAAAGTTAAAAAGCAACAGATAATTGAAAATATCATTACATCGATGATAGCAGCAGATCCCAAAGACCCTGCTGTAGTAGAATGGACAGATGCAGAGTTTCTTAATCGTAAAACATGGTCGCCCGGAGATTACAGTATAGAATTAACATGGCAAGGCGACAACACATATGCACTTAGTTTGACTAGTCGTGCAGGCAACCCTATTGATTATAGTAATCAAGCAACAGTGACATTTTCAGTTGCTAATCCCGTATTGCAGCCAGGCACCAGTTTTATATTCAATGGTATAACACTACAGGTAAACACTACCAATATAGTATCATTTGTAGAACAATCTGCAATGAAAATGGTAGGAACCAGCTACAATATACAAATACAAAATCTCAACCAAATAATGTTTATCAACAACACTGGCAAAGACAACATATTTTCAAATGCAGTGGGTGCACCATTAGAGCAATTGGGATTATTACCAACAACTTATCCAGGTGGTAACTTTGCATGGTGGAGATTGTTGTTAACCTACGGTAATTTACAAACATATTCCAAAGTAGGTGTTAATGCCAGTCAATTGCGTGTTAGCATAACATTGGATATCAATACATATCAAGCCACTGGCTGGTTAGATCAACATCCAACAAATCAAAATCTATTGTTATGGCGAGTGGATCAACAAAGCTTACCTGCGACAACAATACCTGCTATAAATGCAATTGTTAATCCTCTTGAAAAAGGACCAAACGTAGGATTGCCAGGTGCTGAATTAGGACAGCGTTATCTGTTAACAGAAAAACCTGCAATAACCAGTGTGGCATGGGGAGATCTAATCGCAGAAGCAGACGATATTGTAGAATTTAACGGTACAACATGGTCTGTGACATTTAATGCAGCAACATATCACGGCAAAGTCAACTACTTGACAAACCTATTTACAGGAAAGTTATTAATATGGGATGGCGTGCAATGGAGCGAATATATACTGCCAGCATACCGTCCTGCGTATTGGCGCTTAGCACTATAAATATGTCATGCTAAACGAAAAATTAAACAAACTCAACATTGACCAATCCAGTTTCGAACAGGTATTCACTCCCGATGTTCGTAAAGTAGCAGATGTGCTGCGTAAGTACGGGTTTGACGTTAGAGTAGTTGGCGGTGCGGTACGAGATTTTATTATGGGTGTTACACCCAGAGATATAGACTTTGCAACAGATGCAGACCCTGCTGAATTAATTTATATTTTCAATTTGGAAAATATTGATCACGACGACTGGGGCATCAATCACGGCACTGTCAAAGCTGTATTCCCAGAAGAAGTGGTAGATGTAACCAGCATTGCATACAAGTTAGAACTCAAAGACGACAAAATGCGAATCATACGTGGCCAAGATTGGGAGCAAGATGCACAACATCGCGACTTGTCTATCAACAGTATGAGTATAGATCAAGACGGTGTGTTATACGATTACATCGACGGTATAACAGACATACGTAATAGCACAGTGCGAATGAACCCAATCACCTTAAGCAAGCTGGAAGAAGATCCGCATTTAATTTTACGTTGGTTTAAAGCAATCGGCAAGTTCGAACATGCAAAATGGCCAGTAAAAGATTACAAAGCCATTTTAAAAAGCATGCCTGCACTTGCAAAAATAAAAGACGACGAGAAAACTGAACGCGAAATAAGCGGCATCGTTACCAGCAAAAACGGCATGCACATACTTCAATTAATGTGTAAAATGGGTGCCGGTAAGTATATAGGAATAGATTGCGATCTGTGATAATATATAGCACAATTTGTGCATGTCAAAAGATCTCATAATTGGTAGTTTTACTAACTACGACTGGAACAAAATAAAATACTGGGTAAACAGCATTGCTGCTTGTGGATTCACCGGCGACAAAGCCATGTTGATTTATAACTGCGAAATACAAACTGCGCAAGCATTATCTGAACGTGGATTCAAGATAATGGCATTTAATCAGGATCGTAATACAGGTCATTTGTTCTTCGATGGACAATTGATAATCGTAGTAGAACGTTTCTTCCATCTATGGCAATTCATGGAGCAGTTGATTAAAGACAACGACTATCGTTATGTTATACACACAGATGTCAAAGATGTTGTATTCCAAACCAATCCCAGCGAATGGTTGACTGCAAACATGGGAGATGCTAAGATACTGGCAAGTAGCGAAAGCCTGCAATATCAACATGAGCCATGGGGCAACGACAATATGTCTAGAAGTTTCCCGTGGGTATATCCCACTGTCAAAGACAAGACAATTTGGAATTGCGGTGTGCAAGCAGGTGTACCAAGTATTATGAAAGACTTGTGGATCAACATCTATTTGTTGTGTAAAGGTAACTCAGTGCCAAATCCAGACCAAGCTGCATACAATGTGTTGTTGAACTTGGAGCCATACAAAAGCATAACAAAATTTTCAACTAGCGAAGACGGTTGGGCCTGCCAGGCCGGTACAACAATAGACCCTGCTAAGATAGCAGATTTTAAACCTCACTTGCTAGAGCCACAACCATTATGGGATGGCAATTATGCAACTACCAGCACTGGTATAAGGCATGTTGTGTTGCATCAATACGACAGAATACCAATTTGGAAACCCATAGTGGAAGCAAGGTATAGTTAATGGAAATCAATTTAGACTTATTGTATCAAGCAACGGACCGTATGCTAGCAACAGTGCAGAAACCCGAATTTAAAGATGGTAAAAGCATTGTAACCAGTGTATATGGTAAAGAAATCGCAAGTGGTTATGTTCTTATGAGAGAACTTGTAAGATTGGGTGTTACACTACCAATAGAAATATTTTACAGACCCGGCGAAATTACAGCAGAACAAGCTGAATTATTACAGTTACCTGCACCCGACCAAATCACTGTAAAAGAAATATGCGGCACTGCCAAAGACTTCATAACTCCATATGGAACCGCAGCAGGTTGGAGCACTAAGATATATGCATTATGGGAAAGCCAATATGCAGAAAATCTATGGTTAGATGCTGATAGTTTTCCAATTTATAACCCTGTGTACTTTTTCGACGATGCGGAATACAAACAAAAAGGCAGTTTGTTTTGGAGAGATGTATTCAGCACAGACCGTGCTAACAGATATCATGATGCAGCACCTATGTGGCGCATATTCAATGTCAGTCCAAACGACGGCGAGCCATTTGAAACGGGACAATTGCTAATCAACAAATTAAAATGCTGGACACAGCTGAATCTTGTAAAACACTATGCTAACAACTGCGAAGTTTATTATAACTTCGGCGGAGATGCTGAAACATTTCGTATGGCATGGCAGCATTTACACTTGCGTAGTGGTAAACAACAACTGTATATAAACTATCAATCGGATCCCGCTGTACCGTATGGTTTTATGCCGTTTGGTCCATTCCATAAAGGGCATGCAAATCAGTATCATAAGTGGGGCGGTGGCACAGTTATGGTACAGAGAAATAGAGCAGGCAACGAATATTTCAATCATCGCAATATGCACAAATTTACATTAGGCGATAATCCATTTTACAGTGATATACAAAACGAAGAGATATATCATCAACATATAGAAGATTTAAGGAAATTAGTATGATAGATGATGTTAGCACAGTGAAGTTCCCAACTGAATGGAACATGAAGCGAGAACCATCAAGACCTGAACATTTACGAATAGACTATTGTGGCGGTATGAAGTTCGATGACAACTTTGACTGGCATAATATGTGGTACGATTGTGTGCAGTTAAACGAAACACAAACACTGTTGATAGGTCCGCCTTTATACAATACTAAAGAATGGATGATGCAAAATGCAGGATTTGCAGATCGCAATGGCAACATGTTACAATACCAATTTTACGATTTGGACCGCGTAAGTTATACGTTGGTTACCACTGTAGCAGCAGACACTGACATTGTTATGCTTAGTAAAGATACTGCGCCTGTACCAATTGCTGTTAATCACAACGATGATTATTTCAACGGCCACAAAGTTATGGTTACACTACAGCGCGACAATCCTATAGAATGGATCGAGCAATGGATGGATTATCATTACAGAGTACATGGCATTGATGCATTTCTCATTTATGATAACAACAGCAAAACATATACACCGGGCGAACTAGATCATCGTCTTAGCAGACCTTACTTGAAACTCAAAATAGTGCCATGGCCATATCCATATGGTCCACAAGGCAGCGATCACGCACCATGGGACAGCGACTATGGACAATACTGTATGCTTGAACATGCAAAATATCGTTATTTGAGTCATGCTGCATTGGTACTCAACAATGACATAGACGAGTTGATTGTAACACAAGGGCCCACATTGGACCAGATACAACAACAACTAGATGCAGGTCCGCATCATTGCTTATATTATCTAGGTAGATGGATAGAACCATACGACATACCAAATAGACAAAGCGCACATTTGATAAAAATGTCTGATCGAAAATTTAAAAATTATTGTTGCACAGACAATACAAATACCACAGGAATAGGTAACAAATGGATGTTAGTACCTAAACACAATATGCAATATCAATGGAGAGTTCATCATATTGCTGGCCCTGCTGGACAAAGTACAGATTTGTACTATGGGCATTACTTGTCCATGAATACCAATTGGAGTTGGAGTCGAGACGAATACAAGGGCAATATAGTTAATTTAAAACCAGAGCAGTGGTTAATTACTGCATTATCTAAAATGGAAAACATATGAATCTATTATTTGTAGTGCATCGTTATTACCCATTCCCGGGTGGCAGTGAATATTTTGTACAAGCTATGGCAGAAGAAGCTGTAGGCAGAGGTCATAATGTAACAGTGTTAGCAGGTGAGCATCAGGGGAATCAAAACGGTGTCACTGTCACCGAGCAAGCACAGGTATTGATGCAGAACTGGGATCTCATAGTTGTACACGGCGGTGACGTTAGTGTACAAAACTTTGTGTTAAGCAATGCCACTCGTATACCCAGTCCTATATTGTATATGTTAATACTGCCTAGCCACAGTCAAGTCTGTTTACAAGCGATGAAAGATTGTGCGTACTTGGGTTGGAGTACACCAGAAGACCTTGCACACATAAAGCAGTACGGTTACGAGCACAAAGCAGTTAGAATTCGTCACGGCATCAAGCTGCAAGAAAGCCTTGGAAAATTTGGATTTAAAGACAAATACGGCATTCCTTCTGATAAAGCTATGCTGCTAAGCTGCGGCGGGTATTGGCCTAATAAGCAAATGAAAGAATTGGCAAATTTATTCGTAAATGCCGGTATTGATGATACAGTACTGGTTACCACAGGATATGATAATCGTATGAACTTGATGCCAGATCCTGTGCCCGGAAAAGTTATTCCATTATTGATAGATAGCAAAGCAGATGTACTCAGTGCTATCAGAGAAGCAGACATCTATTATATGCATAGTAATCAAGAAGGCTTTGGACTTGTAATTTTAGAGTCTATGCTTAACAGAACACCATGGGTTGCAAGAGATATTGCAGGTGCGTCAATGCTTAAACAGTTCGGTAAAACATATCGTACAGACGAAGAGCTACTGCACATCATGGGCAACAATATGCCTACTATAGAAGAACTAGACAATGCACAAGACTATGTGCTGAACAATCATTTGATACAGCATACAGTTGACGACATATTAGCTATTAAAAATTAAACTTTTTAGCGCCATCTGTTGGTGGTTCTGTATATTGAAGTTCTAATGCAGTTTCGATGTCGTCTTTACTAACATGTTGAAATACCCAAGTATCTACTTGTGTTTTATTCAATTTAGAAAAATCTGTGAAGGTATTGGGGTTGGGAGGCGGAACATCTACAGATCCGCTCATTTTATATGATGAACCGTCACGTGCTGTACCTATGCAATACCAATCAATACTTCTAACAACATTTTGTAATTGCTCAGTACTGTATACGTTTGCAGGTCCTATTATCCATTCATAAATCATTCTATATCTCCAATGCGCAATATTTAGCATGTAGTTAAATAGAACACTAAATAGTATCACTATTAACATTACTCACTTGAATTAGGATATGTATGCATTAGAAAATGGATACCAATTATACAGGATTAAAGTTAGCCAACATATACCAGATGATTGGTTAGAACAACTTATCACCCAAGGATGTACACTATTTAATAATAAAGCCCGGGAATAACCCGGGCTTTATTATTTCTAAGTCTATTGTTAACTTAAAAAAAGTTAACAATATCAATAACTTAAAGGAACTTCAAATGCGCAGTATTTATACTGATGCCAGCGAGGTAGTCAGCTGCGTTACCCAAGCTGCTTGCAGTGTTGCTGAGCTCTAGGTAGCCATAACGTGACATGAAGCTTACGACTGGTTCGAAGGTATTTGGATCAATGATAACACCTGACGATGTTAGCGGAACATAGGGGCAATAGTAAGCTGCCGCATCAATTTCGCCTGGACCCTTATAGCCTACGAGCACATTGGTGTCGTCTGCTGCATACTGGTTTACATAAACACGCATGCTATTGTTCAAAGTACCAACAAACTTGGTGTTAGTTGGGGCTTCAAAAGTGCCTTCAGTTGTACGTGCAAACGCACTTGTAGTAGCTGATTGCAGGATAGTCAGTGATGTTGGGGAAACAACAACCCAGTTACCTGCGCCACGACGTGTGCGTGAGCCGATCAAGTTAGCAGCACGGTTGATAAGAATTGCCAATGCGGCATGTTCGTCACCAACGAATGTTGCAGTACCCGAAACTGCTGCTTGGTCGTATGTCAGGGTTGTACCTGCCAATGCGCCAAGAGAAGTCAAGATCTCCTGATCGATTTCTGCTGTAATTTCCTGCGCTAGAGCAGCCATAATTTCAGCTTCGATGTCGATACCTTGTTGTGCTTGTGCATCCTGTGCTGCTTCAAAAGTCCAGCGAGCGCTTAGCTTGCGAGTTTTTGCTTCAACTACCTCTTTGAGGATTTGGATGTTCAAACGCTTACCAGCAACACCTTCAAGTACGCTAACTGGTGCAGCAGCTGGTGCTGCGCTGTTACCGTTGCCTGAATAGAATGAAGCAATTTGGAATGGGCTCAATGCTTCAGTGTTAGCTGCGACAGCTTGTGGGCTACCGAATGTATCAGCGTAACGTACACGCAGCGTGTGGATCTGGCCAACTGGACCAGTCATAGGCTGCACGCCAATGATCTCGTTTGCTATGACCGTAGGCATAACACGACGGATAACTGGTAGAATTACTTTGTTAAGAGTGGCAATGTTACCGGCGCTGGTGCTGCCTGGTGTTGCACTTTCAAAAAGTATACCGGACTTGCTTTGCAGGTCCTTCTTAGTGTTCTCAAGGACAACGTCCATGACCTTCTTGCGATTGCCGGTCAGACCTTCGCAGAGTGCGGTCTTGGTTGCCGTCCAATGAGTTTCAAACAGATTCTTGCTCATTTTTAGACTTCCTTCCTTTATTTGATGCCTGCGAGATAGAGAATCTGACCAATGTCATTGGAACCTTCTTCTCTTACCGCTTCTGACAGCTTGTTTGGCCTGTCACCCGTGAATGCCACGGACTTGTTTTGAGTATTTTCAGCAAGTTGTTGCTTTACAACACTCTTAGTTTCACCGTTCATCACGGTGGGTAGATATCTGTTATAGGCTTCTCTCAAGTTTGTAGTCTTGATATCCCGTAACATTTCCTCCATAACTGCTTTCTTATCGCGGCTAAGAGGAGTAAGCATCTCATTGAGAAGTTCCATTCTTGTTGCACGATCGTTAGCAGCTTTGATTTGGGTGCTTGCGCTTTCAACCAATTTTTGTTTGGATTTGAGTTGCTTAGCAGCCTCGTCAATACGCTTATGGCTTTCAGCCAATTGCTTTTGCAGCTTCTTGACTTCAGTACCTTCTGATAGGTAGCTGGCCATATATTCAGCAGCAACAGCTTCGAATATTCTACGACCAAAATTGTTCTCACGAGCAAGTTTGATGTCTGCACGCCACTGAACCAGTTCGTTACGGACAACTTCGTTCAATGTTTTATCAAGCGTTTTAGACGCTGTTTTAATAAATGCAGAACGTGTTTCGTTGATATTCTTCTTTCCCTCGGCAGCTAGCTTGGCACGCTGCTCAATAAGAGCTTTTTTATCGGTTTCGAATTCAGCAATTTCTTCAGACAGTTTCGAAACTACGAAACCTTCCAATTTACTAATACGATCCCGTGTCTGCTTTTTAGCAGATTCGCGAATGGCTTCGACTTCTCTTGCCATTTTCTTACGTTGAGCGTCAAGAGTTTTACGATCTTGAGCGAACTCACGAAGTTCTTCTTGCAACTGTTTGCCAATGAAAGCATTCAGTAGCTTTATGTGTCCCGAAACCTTGTTTTCTGCAAGTTTCTTAGCTGATAGTGTTTCTTTGCTTAG